TCAGCAAATGTGCTTGGGTAGCGGATGATGACAATGCCAGAGCCGCCTGTGCCGCCCGTTAATGCCCCTGCACCGCCACCGCCACCGCCTGTGTTTGCCGTCCCAGAAGTTCCAGAACCAGATGCGCCTACACCGCCCGCACCGCCACCGCCTACACCACCAGAACCAGCAAAGCCAGCGGTAGCACTATTAGCTCCCCCGCCACCACCGCCAGAATAAGTGGTGACAGTTCCATTGATAGAACTTGCTATGCCAGCACCACCATTGCCACCACCTCCAGTGGAGTAAACAGGAATTGAATCTAATCCTTTTGTTCCCGCACCACCACCGCCACCGCCAAATCTATAATTTGAATTGTTAGTGCTACCAAAGCCGCCAGCATTTCCTTGATTGCTTACGCTTTGACCACCAACCGCAGTTACTGTTCCACCTGTATCAGCCGCACCACCACCACCGCCTGAACCCCCACTTAAACCCAAAGTTCCAGTTGAGCCGCTACCATAAGCACCAGAGCCGCCTCCACCAGTTGAAGTAATAGCACCGAAAACAGAATTTGTGCCGCTAACGCCAGTTGTGCCTTGAGTGCCAGTTCCAGCACCGCCACCTCCAACAGTTGCAGTAATTGATGAACCAGTAGCAACAGGCAATATGCCAGTTAACAAACCTCCACCGCCACCGCCACCACCATAGATAGCACCACCACCGCCACCAGCGACAACTAAGTATTCAACCCAAGCAGTCTTTTGCGTACCACTCCAAGCCTTCTGTCTGATTGCTTGGTTTTGTTGTCTGAGTGTGAATAACCCTGTAGCCATATCTACCCTTAGAAAGTAATCGTGCCAGAGGCAACGAATTTGTACACACGCCAAAAGCCTGTGACATAAGTTTCTGGTGAGCCTGTTGTTGATGTAGCAGGGGCTAAGTAAGATGGGTAGCGGATGATTACGATGCCAGAGCCGCCAGTTGCATTTTGGTCATATCCACCAGCACCGCCACCAGTATTGGCAAAACCATTTGTAGAGGCAGTTCTTACTGAACCACCCCAAACGCCACCATTACCACCTCCACCAGCACCGCCCAAACTTGTGACTGTGCCTTGAAAGTTTCCACCGCCACCGCCACCAGCGTAAAAAATTTGTGCGCCAGAAATGCTTGATGCAGTTCCAGTTCCTCCAGTACCGCCAGTTGATGTGTTTCCAACAACACCTACAGAACCAGAGCCTCCACCACCACCACCTGTATATGGAGGGCCAGAGTTATTTCCATTACCGCCAGCAAAACCTTGACCAGATGTTCCAGCCGCACCGCTAGTATTCCAACTTGCACTACCACCACCACTACCACCAGTTTGTCCGGTATAGCCCCCACCAGTTGCGGTTATAGAACCAAATACAGAATTAGAGCCATTAGCAGAACCAACACCTCCAGCACCAACAGTTACAGTAATGCTTGAGCCAATAGTTACAGCGTAGCCAGTAGCGGATAAAAGACCACCCGCACCGCCACCACCATAAGTAGCACCATTTCCACCACCGCCAGCCACGACAAGGTATTCCACCGTTGTGACAGGGTAGTTAAGGCCGTTATAGGTCGGCGAAAGAACTCCACCAGTCCATTTAAGAGACATGATTGCCTCCGCTTATGCTATTAGCTCATAGCTGATGCTGTATGTAATGCCGCTGGCTGTGCCGGATGTAACAGTGATTGATGTGCCTTCCATGAGATACAAAGCTGATGTCTTATCAACAACAATCAATGAAGCTCCGGTAGGTACTGAAACTGTAGAAGCAATCGGGTAAGCCGTGCCGCCGCTAGGAGCAGAGCCTTGAGCTACCGCACCATTGGTGTAGATAGACACAGTTGCATTCACTGCCGCAGAGCCACTGACGTTAGCCGCCACGATCTGGTTGATCTTCATCACTGTACCGCTAGAAGCTGCGTTGGGGAGAAGAACCAAAGCAGTTGTACCGCCCGGAGTTAAATAGGTTGTTACACCGTAAATTGTGGTTGCACTACCAGCAATATTTGGATTTGCCATGATGTTTCCTTATCAAAGACCGAACACGAGCGCCATTGCAACTGCCTGACCGCGAGTAGCACCCGTTGCCGCAGGAGTTGCCCAAGTGGGAGCACCACCTGTTGTGGCTGTTAAAACTTGACCTGTTGTACCAGCAGCCGTAGTAGCCAATGCACTGGTAGTAGACGCATACGTGATGCCATACTGTGTAAACGCACTGGTCTGGCCTGTACCGCCGTAGTTATAAGCGATAGCTGATGTGGTTGTAACCGTTGTAAATGCACCTGTACTGGGTGTAGTTGCACCTACAGTGCCGTTTAAAGCACCTGCAAACCTAGTTGCTGACAGGATTGTGCCATCCCATGTAAACGCAGAAGAAGCACCAAAAGCATTGGAGTTATTAAACTGAACCTGCGTGTTGGAGCCTGCTGGCAAACCACCGCCCACATTAACATAGTTAGTGCCGTCCCAAGCCACAATAGCCCGTGTGCCTGCCGCTACAGTTACACCTGTACCAGTCGCCGCTTTAACGATAATTGATTGAGTGCTTGTGGTGTTGTTGATAACCACATACGTTTTAGATGTTGATGGAACTGTAATTGTGCGAGTAGCTGTACCGCCCGCTGTCCATAACAAAATAGCGTACTGAGAGCTATTGGCCGTCAGACCTGTACTTGCATAAGTACCTGTGGTTAGGGTCAGAGTAATGTCTGCATCAGTGGAGATTGTCTGAGTACCAGCCACCGCAACGTCAATAATCTGCGAAATGGCGTTGTTAACTGTGTCGCCCCACTGACCGGACAGTGTGCCGGTGGCTGGGAGGGTTAGTCCGATTAGCGATGTATTTGCCATCTATTGCTCCTACTGAGTAGAAATTTGTGTCCAACCGGGCGTTTCTACGGTATCAACATCCGACCAGCCCGGTGTTTGTGGATTGCTGATATTTTGCCAGTTTGCAGTCTCTGTGTCATCAATTACTTCCCACAAATTACGCCCACTGTTTGTGTCTGTAATGACCATCGCATCTGATGTATTTACATTGTAAGCAGTAACAGCTTGCGGATCGTCTGCAATAGCCGCTGACTCTTCTAAGAATTCTGTGTAATACGTTCCAACCGTTGTACCATCCGTGGCGTTCATTGCCTCCGTGATGGTCATAATCAACGTAGCAACCTGTACCTCGGCAATAGAGATTGACTCAGAAATGCTACCCAAGAACGTGGCTACAGCCTCTTCCACTGTAGTAATTGCCGCAGTTTCAGTAATGGAAACAGGGAAGTTAGCCGATGCTGACTCTACTGTGGTTATTACAAGAGGCTCTTCAACCGTTGATGTGTACGCTGTGGCGGCGGCGTTGGTATCCGTATACGCAATATCTTCTGTCCGGCTAAGAGCAAACGTAGCCGCTACAGTTTGAGTGTCCGTATATGCCGCTGATTCTGTCCTAGATAAAGCAAAAGTCGCAGCTACAACTGCGGAATCTGTGTATGCGGCTGATTCTGTAATGGATGGATTGAACGTTGCTGAAGCGGCTTCTGTGGTGGCAATGACTATGGATTCTGTTACGGCTACCTCGTAGACATCCGCGCCACCCCAGTAGCCATCTCCCCAAGCAAGATTACCCCATCCGGTTGCCATTTTATGTTGCTGTCAATGATGCTGTATAAGTTACTGCAATGGTATCGCCAGACACAACAGACTTAGAACTGGAGAAATCACCAGCAGAGAACAACGTGCCAGTTGTGTTGTCTTTAGTTGCGCTGCCACCAATGTTAATAAAGCAACCCGCTACAGTGCCAGTGCTGGTAATAGAGAAAGACACCGCAGAAGACGTTGCCTTGCTGCCAGAAGAAGCCGCACTGAATGAGGGTGTAGGACGATTGCCTGAGTATGTGGGAGCATTAGCCAAGCCAACTTCCAACCAGCTTGCATGAGAAGCTTGGGTGTCGGCTGCTACAGCAGTGCCCGTGCCTTTAAGACCCATTACAACTGCGCCGCCAGCGGTATTACCTAAAGTTGTGTCTAAGGTAAAGTTACGGCCTACTGTGGTCACAAGGTTTTCAATAACGTCAGTCCACTTTAACTGTCCATCTGCGCCGTGGCAGGTTGCAGTGTAGCGACCACCAATGCCCATAGAATCTGCTGGCATTGTGTTGTATTTAGTTGATGCTTGCACCATGTCGGTAGCAGTCATTTTGTCGATAGTCATGGTGACTCCTTAGTTAGAAGAACGAATCAATGCTGCGGTCGCTGTGTTAGCAGGCATTGTGATGGTGAAATTGGTAGAAGTTTTGTCAGACCCAAAGTCCAACACAGCAATGGATTTATTACCCTGCGTGACGTTGTAGATCAGCGCACAACGAGCCGTAACCGATGCGTTAAACACCACATCTGCAAAGTCTACATAGGCGGTAAATCCAGACGAGTTAATGGTTACGCCCGTCAAAGCTACGCCGCCTGCAACGTATCCAGTTCCGCTGACTTCACCATCTGTGGTGTAAACAGTTGTAGATTCGTTCAGATTGGCATTGGCCGTGTACAAAGCAATGTACAAAGTATTGGTGGATAGGTTATGAACGCCCGTATAAAGCTCTGTTTTAAAGCTGGTCGTCTGAGTTTGAAGAATGTTACTCATGTGACTGCAACCCTATATTGACCATCACGATAAGCATCTGCACGTTGTTTGCCATCACCCAAGTTCTTGAGAAGTGCAATAGCCTGAACGTACCGCTCTTGATACGTCTTGTACATTCCATCTTCCGGCGCACTCTTCATGTAAGTACCTGCCTCACACAAAGTTCCATACAGCAATGCAGAGTCAAAGTTATCACCCAACCATGTTGTCACGGCAGTGCAGATAGACTCTGGGTAGTAATAGTAGTGAAGTTCTGCGTAGTAATTTGCACTAGGCGTAGGGCCAAGAATGAACGACAACTCATTCACATTAGAAGACTGCGGGCCAAAAATGGCATAGTGCTTAGGCTCAGATGCCACCGCGCTCAATGGATACGCTTCACGAACAAAATTTACATCCTTGTTCAAGAGATACAGATAGTCACCTTGGAATACCACGGCACCGTTAACCGTTCCGCTGTTTGCCACTGTCAGAGTAATTGTTGTACCACTAATGCTACGCACCAAAGCATTAGTACCAATGTTTGTGCCTGTAACCTGCTGGCCTACTGCAATACCCGTAGCACTTGCAACTACAATAGTTTTTGCAGCAGATGTACCCGTGGCGGTTGTTGCGTTATACGGATATATGGCAAGGCTGTATACAGACAAAAAGTCCTCTGGACAAGCTAGGTATTTATTACCAGTGGACAGTACACCCGTCACGTTCTTACGCAAGTTGGCAATCTGCACCGTGTTATAGATGCGCTGCTCCGCCTGCTTAATCATCGTGTTGATAGTTGTCGTATCAAACGTGTTCTGCGTGTAATCCTGTACAGCAGCAACAAGTTGGGCGTATGTCATTGGCATAGTTTAAACCTCAAGCCATTGGGCCACGAGCCATCAAACCTTTGGTAGCCGCACCTGTACCACGTACTTTGATACCAGATGTTTTAGCTGCTGGCGCAGGACGACGGGTAATGTTGCCTACAGACATATTGACTGTAGCAGCATCACTGTGGTCAGGGCCAGATCCGGGATTAGCAGAAGCTTTAACTTCTTTGCCAGTCATAGTGTGTGGTTTGGCATAGACCTTGGCATCACCAACTTCTTTGCCCATCATCTTTTTGCTGAATGTAGCCATGATTAGCCTCGTTTCTGTGCGGCAATTTTTGCCAAGTTACGACCCATAGACAACATATCGGCATTGGTTTTACCCTTACCTTTACCCTTGCCACCCATCATTTGTTTTTGAGTAGGGCCACTATCGCCCAAATTTTTACCTTCAGTCTTGCCTTTTTTAGCAATGCCGTCGGCTGATCGTGTATATGCCATTTTAATCTCCTTCAAGATATAGATACTGTACCAACAAATGTCGTTGCCACCAAGTAATTTGGGGTTAGACCTGAATCAAAATTACTAGCCCCACCTATTGGATTCCAACCCCATTGGATGTCTCGTGAACCGCCAGAGAGATTCCCATTAACGTTAACACCAGATGTAACATAGGTTGTGTCTTTACGTGGGTTACGCAAAGCTTGTGGATCATCTACAGGAAATGTACCTAACATTAACTGCGGTTGATCTGGATCCCAACACTCTGCACAAACCAACAACTGATATTTACGCTGCTTAATGATCTCAGTCTTAAGCGTTTTAAGTTGATACTGCTGGCCACAGCGATCACATTCAGCAATCGCTATCTTGCCGGATGCAAACCTATTTCCCATTATGTGCTACCAATAAACATCTGACGAGGAACAAACCTAATTGCTGCTTTTTCGCGGTCTTCACCAGCGGCAATCTCAAAAGTTTCATCGTAAATTTGCTTAAGCATCTGAATACGAGGCATTAATTCAGGTACTTTTACAGCTATGTGGTACGCCAAACCAGCAGTCAATGCAGGTAGAAAGCGAAAGTTCATATCTGCTGTTTCAACACCAGCGCCAGCATCCTGAACTCTACGAAGTCTCCAGTAAACAAACTGGTATGTAGTGCTGTTATCTGGAGTTGGCCAGACTGTTACAGCGGGTAATTGAGGCACAAACACCGCAGTACCATCTGCCTGAGAAGCGGCTGTCGTGTTGTTCTGACCACGGAATACACCACCAAGGGTATTCCCTGATACATAGGTGTAGTAAATATCTTCTGTTCCCAGACGGATAAATCCAGATCCAGCTAGCCCAACCACCGTGCTAAGCGTGATCGTAGTGTCTGTAGAGGTAAGAGCACCATTGAGCACAGCACTTGTAGGATTTGTCTCACCAGATAACCGCTGAATCCATACTTGAATCGGTCGCGCCTGTTGTAACTTGTTTGGTATTGTTGCATAGGTAGAAACACTAATACGAGTAATAGTCAAATCAGCTTGGGTAGAAGCCGTATTAGATCCAGTACGGATAACATGTTCCAACAGATCAATCGTATCTGTAGGCAAAGCGTATGTGGCCAAGCCGGGGGTCAAGTTAATGATCCCCTGCTCCATAGTCCACATATTAATACCTTTGTTCTGCCACTCAATGGTCATCAGATTCATTGATCGACGGGCAGTTCTAAGATCGTAACCAGAACGCATTTCACGACCGGCTCGCTCCCAAGCTTCCTCGGCAATCTCCGTGAAGTCCATATTGAAAAGGGTTGAGCCGGTAGTGGTCATTTGTGTCCTAGAAATCTTTTATCATTTCTGCGCTGTCTTTGCAGACTCAATAAAAGCCTGTGCCGTGGGCGCACCTTTGGCTCCGGGCTTACGCATTTTCTCTTTAGAGCCAGCAGCTATACGCTTCTTCTTGGCGTTAATGTTGGCATACAAGCCAACAGGCCCGCCTTCAGCGTACTGAGTAAAGTCGGTGTCATCACGGCGAGCTTTACGCTTTCCGCTTGGCATTTTGCTTGGGAGAACGGCTCCCATTCCACGACTTGCCATCATAATTTAGCAGGCGTAACCGCCGCCTTTCATGGTAATCATGGTGCCTTTGGTCTTGCCTTTAGTAGCGCAACCATCAGCACGGCTAGATGCCGATCCGCCTTTAGATAATTTTTTAACTGAAGCGCCGTCAATGTCTTGAGGAACAGGCATACCTTCACGAAACACTGTGTCTTTTGGGACAGGTTTCTTGGGGACAGGTTTTTTAGCCATAGGTTTAGACGCTGGCACACCTTCAGGATCTGTTGGGGGTTTACCCATTTCAGCGGTATAGATGCCGCCATCAGCATATTTTTTCATGGCTTAGCACTTTCCGCCACGTTTCATGGCAATCATTGTTCCTTTGGTTTTGCCTTTTTCAGCAATACCATCAGGAGTTTTACCAACTTTGACTGCGCCCATCTTAGATGGAGCCATGCCGCCTTTAGCGAGCTTGGTCATAGATGCACCTTTGTGCAAACGACCTTCATGCTTGTTAACAGCTTTTTGCATCATAGACTTATCTTGTTTGAGATCAGCCTTCATGTCTTCTTTCATGTCGCTCTTAGCCATAGTTCCACCTTTTGAAAATTTCTTGCCTTTATCGGCAGTTACAAAGTCTTTACCCACTGACATGGGCACTCCTGCTTTCTTGGCAAACGATGGCGAATGTGCTATCGCGGCCATGAAATTGTGTTGCTTCTTACTTGTGCTCGGCATCATTATCCTTTCTGCCGAATAAGCTGGTCAATCTTTTCTTCAAGCCTGTTAAAGCGTTGGTCAATGTGGTCAGAAATTCTTTGAACTTCTGCTTTAGTAATGAAATCACGATGGTTTTCCTCTCGTGTAATGTTGAGGAGTCGCTCAACTCGACGTAGCTCAGAAGCTACTTCTTTGACTTCAGCAAACTTCTCACGCAGGACAAACCCTGCCACGCCAAGAATGACGGATAAAGCTGCTGACCAAAGAACATGGTAGTCCATTTAACAGTTCCAAGCTCTAAGAGCTTTGTTGATGCGTGAGTTTGGATCGTTGGCTGTTTTTGCGCTGGTATTCTTTTTCTTGTGCCCTTCCATCCTCGCACAGAAAGAGTCTCGCCGGGAGCCGCCTTCTGGCTGGGGCGGTTTCAAATTCATGCCTTGCGCTTTCGCAGAGGCTCGACCTTTGGCGTTTAGGCCACCATTCTTGTTCTTGCCTTCTGATCTCTGCCATGCTGGTGATTTAGCCATTTACGACTTTCAGTTTGTGTTGGTAAATATTTTCCAACAAAGGCATCACAACTTCTTCACGAAAGTTGCGTTCAAATGTTTCTTGTCCAACGTGAGGGAGGCTAATGTCAACATCGAGATAAACAGTGAAACCCATTTGAGTAGCTCTATCGCAGAACAAATAATCTTCTCCAACATACTTGCCCTTCACAATAGCAAAGTCAAACACTGCTGACATTTTTTCTGTTGGGGATTTTTCGTAAGTCCACTCAGGATGCGCTGCAATCATCTGCTCAATAACATGGCGTTGAATCAACATAAAGCCTGTAGGCGCTCTTTGTAAACGCATCAAAGAGCCTTCAAACTCTAGGTCGCCATTTTCATCGTAGTACACATCTGCAAAGAACTTAGCATCTTTAGCTCTGCGTGGATATGCTCCAGCAGTGATATCTTTGCCACCGCTCTGAGCCATCAAACGCATGATGTCATCAGGTGTGACGATTACATCAGCATCAATAAACAGAAGCTCTGTGCAGTCTGTCTTTAAGAATTCGTGTACCAACGCATTTCGTGCCATCGTAATGATGGAACAGTTAGAAAGATCAGACAACGTGACGGACACACCAAGGCTCATTGCTTTGGGCATTAACTGCGCCAGAGCAAAAGCTGTCTTGATGTTTAACTTACCGTCATAAGCTGGAATGCCTATGAACAGCTTGCGTCCCGTCAGGGTTGCCTGTCTTGTTTCAGCCATAGAACACCACAGCCGTTGTTGATGCTGCACAAACTGCGGAAATGTTTGTGTTGCATTTAATGCCTTCTCCGGGAATCAACACATTGATTGACCCGGCTGCTGCTGGAGCAGTAAAAGAAAACTTAGCAGTGCCGCCAGTACCATCGTTCAAAACTACTGTTCCACCAGATGGATAGCTAATAGTTAAACCTTTAATGCGGGCTGGGCCTGCAAAAATAGTGGTAGTTGCACCAGCAGCCGCAGCTTTAGATAAAACGTCAGTTTGCATCATAATCAATATCCTTTAAAAACGGGGCCGAAGCCCCTTGGGTTGATTAGGAATCTGCAAATGGTGTGGCTACAACACCAGAACCGTTTACAACGCCAGTGACCATGTACTTGTTGGCTGCGATTGCAAAGATTTGAATCCATGTGCCTGCAACACCACCAGTTGTTCCGCCGTTCAAGTTAATGAAGTCGTTGGTAGTACCGTTAGCTGTAAAGCCAACAGCGGCACCGGAAGTGTCTGTGTCAATTGACAAAACAGAACCAATGAACAAGTTAGTGCCGTTTGTAGCAATTTTTACAGAGCTTGTGGCAATAGTTGTAGGAACCCAAATTGTGTAAGTTACGCCTTGGTTATTGGCTGTGCTTGGGTCTTGGCCGGGGCCAGATGTTGTGGGGTTAGCCGATGTATTGATTGCTGGCAAAGTCAATGTTAAGTTAGCGGCCAATGTGCCGCCAACAGAAATGATGCGACCACCATGCGCCTCTGGGCTTAATGTAGTGCTTGCTGTGATTGCAACAATAGACGCTGGGCCTTGTTGATAAATGCCGCCCAATGAACGAACTGGGCCTTGAAACGTAGTACGTGCCATGATGTATTCCTTACATACAAGTTAAGTGCATCAGTCTGTATGTCGTCAGCCGGGACTGTCTAATGCACCGGAAAGCCCGGATTAATATGTTTATACCACCACAATAAATCTAATGCAAGAAAAAAGGGAGCCGAAGCTCCCTCTTTTTTTAGACCTATTAGGCTCCGGGTGAACCGAAGATTCCCAATGGATCAGACACACCGAAGCTATAACGCTCACGGGCTTTGTAACGAACGTTACCTGTGTCAAAGTCACCGTCCATGCCTGTAGACATGGGGGTACGCACGAAGTGCTTCAAGCCGTTAGGCACATCAGTCAACAGGAACCAAGCATTGGTGTCTGTCAAGAAGTGGTTAACGGTATAGCCTTCAGGAATTGAACCGTTGTTCTTCAATGCGTTGATGTCATTGTCGGCTGTAGAAACACGGAGTTCGGTTTCCAACAAACGAGTAGCAACGAACATCAAAGAAGGAGGAACGATCAACTTCTTAGGCTTAGCGGCGATCAGCAAACTACGCTCATCTGTCCATGCAGCGATCTGAATAACAGCGTTTTCCAACGATGTTTCATTCAAGTCAGCAGCGGTAGATGGAGTGTTACTGTTAGTACCACCAGACACCAAGGGGTGAGCAGTAGAGCAAAGCACCACGCCGTCGCCGTATGTTGGGCCACCGCT